ATGGTCGGGTGGACTATTTCAGCAAGCACAATAGTAGGTAGAACAAACACTACTTCGTTTTCTGCATCCATCGCATCAAGTTCTGCTTGTGTCGGCAAATCTTCCTGCGCAAATAAACCTAAGCTACACATCATTAAAATTAGTATTAAGTATTTCATATTATCTCCTTATTCCTTTTACTGTAGCCGAGAAAAGCCACAACTTTTCCCAACCGTTTAATCCTATAACGGATGTATCAACATCCGTTTGTGCATTAACGGATATATCGTCAGCACTTTGTAATCGAAAAACTAAACTGTCTCCTGTCTTTATTCCTGCTGGATTAACACCTTTTCTACCAAACAAAACTACACCACTATTGTATGATAAAATCCAACTAAAGTCTGCTAAAGTGCAAATAGTTTTCCATCTAGTGCCTGTTGTAAATTTCCACTGCAACAAAACTTCTTTAATAGGAAGACCATTTGTTACGCTAGGAATTATATGCACATATACGGTCAATGGAAAAACTTGCCCACCAACTTCATTATCCATAGTGTAACTAGGATATACCCCAAAGATTGGTGTACAGTCTGTATCATTTATTCTAGTAAAATAAACAGATTTCCAATCATCTGACGTAAACCAGCAAGCATTGACAATTATTGTAGTCATTAAAAATATTACTGTTAAAATCTTTTTCATATCATAACCCCTTTATTTTTAACTTAATAGCGTCTTTATCTGCTTCCGTAAACCCTGCGACAGATAAAGCTTCTATCGTTATATCGTCATTTAAAATAACAGTACCACCAGCACCTATTAAATGTAATTGAAACTCACTATTGGCAAGGATTACATTTAACTTAGTTCTTAACCCTATAGTTGTTTCAAGGAAATTGCAAGCATCTAATATATCCCGGAAATTGAAACTATTAACAGCCAAAGCATTTGTTACAAGAACTGCGCCTATTTCTGCTTGTGTCATTTCTCTGACTTCACTGCCATCAATAATAGGATTTATTGGTATACTACTTTCAGTATCATAACCAAACATAGTATAACCATTAGCTATCATCTGATTGACTGTAGTGATACTTATAGATATAAATCTACTAAACTTACCATTCTTAAATCCCAAATAGTATTTCATTGCTTTAACCATAACTAACCTCTCTTTTAACTAATGTTCTTTATTATTTTATATAAAGGTAGTTCTCGGCTGTATATTTTAACTCGTCAATTTGCGTTCTAGTCGGCGAAACAAGTTTTTTGTATATTTGCTCAACTCCAACGCCCTTAAACGCTATCTGATAATATTTTACTTTTTCCATTTTATGACCTCATGTTTCTTAAATAGTTTTGCATTACTTCACCGGGGGATAAGGCTCGGTTGTATATCTTTACATCGTCAATTATTCCATTCATATTGACACCGGCAGAGCTGTAATGCCCTATGTAAAGAGGCGCGGAGGATAAAGATAAATTTCCTGCAAGTGCTTGTCCAAGACCCTCAACTCCATTTATATATATACGGATATCGCTACCGTCGTATGTACCAACAACATGCACCCATTCACCTACTGCCGGAATTGCAGTGCTATAACCAATCCTGTTTGCTGTCCCGTTTCCTACTCGAAAACGCCATTGTGGGGCATTATTAAATTGCAATGAAAACTGGACGTTTGAGCTTGTATAACAAGTAACAATGCCTTGATAATTAACAATATCATTCAATTTAACCCAAGCCGCTACAGTTATTCTAGTCATGGAAGTAATTGAAGATGGTGCGGCAATAGAAGCCCTGTCCCCTGTGCCGTCAAGGTTAAGCCCTTGATTGCCTACAACCCCATCAGCTTCAAGTGTTAAAGCGGTGTTATTACCGCTGTAATCTTTCCATGTACCGAGTGCGGAAACAGAGCCGGTATTGCGGTAACACCACCAGGCGACAAGACCTTTCATATTTATTGGAAAATGATTAGGTTTTCTACGTATCATATATTAGTCACTCCATATTTCAGTACGTTCAAGACCTGCATCATTAGCCCAAGTACCAGTTTCCTTAATAAAGAAAGTTTGTTGTATTTCATCACCAGCAGTAAAACCGAGAGTAGTTAAGGAGATAGTAAACCACACTACTAACGGATTGTTTCCAGAACTAGGAGCAGTTATAGTTCCCAGCGTTTTATCAACCACGCTTGACCATGCAGTATTATGAGTCATCTTCTTATATTCAGAACCAATAACAAAAGTTTCACTATTCCAATTGTTTCCTGTTTCAGGGTGAAGTATTACTTTAAATTTAAGATTATCAACATCAGGTACAGAATAATCGTTATACTGTAAAGTTTCTACGTCGGCTGATGTAGCTGGCGCATTCAACATCAAAACCTTATTTGCATAATTATCATAATCAGGCAATATATCAGCAGAATTTACCGCATAACTAAATGGATTTGTTATTGTGGAAGCTGGTAAATCATAAGCAGTTGCGCTTATTGATGCCAATAAAACCGAACTACTGCTTAAAGGTGTTTCACTCCCACTACTTGAACTTGGAGTCGAGCCAGAACTTGAAGATGGAGAACTTGAAGATGAAACACTACCACTTGAAGATGGTTCTTCACTACTTGCGACACTGGTATTATTTATCCACACCATTTGATAATTTGTACCATCGTATTCTACATCAAATACTTTTAAACCATCTTGAGTTGCGGTTGAGCCAGTTCCATCCGTACCATAAGCAACCGCAAAGTTTCCAGTAACATGTAACTTGAATGGAAAACCGCTAGGATAGTTAGTAAATGTCCAGCCGGTTATTGCTCCCGTTGCAACCGTTTTATATACAGTGGCTTCCATAATATCATAATCAAGAGAAACTCCAGCTGATTCATTTCCCAATTCTCTTACGATATTACCATGCCTGTGATAAGCTTTACTGTCAACACCACTACCACCAGTTAATTTATTAACAGCAACAGCACTCATCATTGGGATAAGTAAGCTGTTATTTGGGTAAGTTCCCTCATACCAACCTGAAAGTGTAGACCAATCTTCACCACCAGTACTTGAACTAGACGACGATTCTTCAACAGACGAACTACTAGAACTTGGCTCAACAGACGAACTACTAGAACTTGGCTCAACAGACGAACTGGAAGAAGACGGCTCAACAGACGAACTGGAAGAAGACGGCTCTTCGAGATATAAAGTTCTTATCCTACTATAATATAATGTTCCTATGACAACGCTTTGTAACGCAAATCTTACTTTATTTCCATAATATGCTGGCGGTGCTCCACCTGCTGGAAATGGAATCCAACCTAAAACATCTCCCGCAAATATTTCAACATTTGTTTGTGAAGTGGAAGTATTAAAGGATTCCGGTATTGGGTCGTCAGAATAATCTGCAGAGAGATGTAGCTCAAGTTTTAAATGTATAGCTACATTACTTGGATTGGTTGGTATATTGGAATTTAAGTACATTGTCTGACTTCCAGCACCGCCTGGAATACCTTTCCCAAGTAGACTTCTCATTTAATCACCTTGACATTAATTTATATGTGTTTACATACTCGACAAATTCTGTATAAATCTTTTCGTTATTATAACTATCTTTCATTACCATAAGTCCAGCGTTTAAGCTTGCAGTTATGTTTTGTACAAAGTTCAAAAAATCAACTTCTTCTGAACCTGTTCCGGTATAATTTTCCATTGCGTAGCGCATTTTATCATTAAATCTTGTACTATTTTGTTCCTCTTCTGAAAACAATATCTGTATATTTTTAAATACTGGTATTTTCTTAGAAAACTTTGCTTTTACTAATGAAGCGTAACCAGCTTCATTTAAAATAAAAGAGTACGGTTTTATATCGTCGTCGTCTCCAGATTCTATTTTTAACACTAAAACATCCACAAGGGCATTTATGGCTATAGCTGGCACTACATTTAAAGGACTCTCAACGTACATCATACTGTAAAGTATGGCATTTAACACCATACCATTAACCAAAGTGTCAAAACGCATTCTAGGAGACGTCCCAAACACTTCATTAACATACACTAATTCTACACCAAGTTTACCAGCCACCTTTTTCTTATTCATCAAAAAGTTTTTATAATTACCGTCTTCAATAAAATTTTCATCTGTCATAAGACTAATCATTCTTTTTGAATTTTCTGCAACTAACGCAAAAGTATCAAGGTTTAATTGCGAATAACTTTTAGCATATTCAAATACTTGTCCAGCAGAATCAAAGAACTTTTTAGTATCACAGTCACAAGCCCACACAACACAATCATACATATCAAGATTATGTTGTGTGTAATTTTCTTTGACAACATTAAAATCTTTATAATCTTCATCTATCCCAAACAAACCGACATCCACCACGTCGCATTCATGCCTTTGTGTCATCAGTTGAGATGTTAGGACACCACCAATAAAACCAGCACCACCAATTATAAGTATCTTCATTGTAAAGCTCCATTGTCTGTATATGAAAAAAAAACAGCGTTATGAAAATTCATAACGCTGTTCAGTGCATTCAAACAACTTAATGTTCTTAAGAAGAAGAACTATCTTCAGTGATAGCGAGGTTTTCAATAGCCACGAGCGCATCTCTGCGATTGTAGTTAAAGGCAACACGTTCACTTCCAACATATTTAACTTGGTCTGCTTCAATAACTTCTTTAGAACGCAGTTTAATTCTACGACGGTCACCAATTTCAGGACTGGATTTGTCGAAGATTGCAACAACGTCATCTGGAGCAGATGGTACTTCGTAGAAAGGTATGCCATAAATGACACCAACAATTCCACGTGCTTCCGCTGGACTTCCACTTGGATTTCCAGTGATGAAAGAAGCTAACGCTTGCCCGGAAACGCTTGCATCTTTGAAATGGCTATCTTGACGAACAAACATAGCTTGAACAGATGGAAGCAATCCAACAAGACGACGACGTGAGCGACCGAATTTACCGAGATTGTAAATAGCTTTATTTACATTATTCAGATTAAACAGCGCATCACCTGCATCGACAGAAGTTGAAGCATCGGTACTGATTGCAACACCAAACAATCCTTCACAAATCAAACGTGGGTCAAACTTGAACCAGTTATCAACTGTAGCGACAGATGGAGTCGGAGCAGTAGCGAGATGAGTCGGGTCACCACCAACAAAGGCAGATTCTTCAGCTTCACCAAGAGCTTCGCCGAAGTCCATCAAGATTTCAGATTCCATATTGTGTGGAACATCTTCATTGGCTTCTTCGTCGATTGGAGTATAAACCATCAGTTTCTTGGCTTCCCAAGTAACTGTTCCAGTGTCATACTGTGACATAACCGCAGTAGTTCCGTCTGGAATATGGTAAGCAGAAGTACCACCCAATTTAACAGGTTTGGTACGAGTACGACTTTTCATTGTAAACGCATTCTTCAAAAGATTACGCATTACGTTGACATCGCGAATGTAACCGAGTACTTCGCGAACGACAGGGTCTGGAAGATAACCAGTAAGGTTTCCACCTGAAGCAACTGAAAGTGCTTTTGTGATTAATTCCTGATTCATAACATTTTTCCTTATTTTGTTTATTGTATGTTATTGATTAATATCTTTCTTTACGAACGATAACAATTATTTGCTTTTATAGTGACCGCCAGCTCGCATCAGACCCATAAAAATATGGTTCGCAGTTTTGCGTTCAGGTTCAGTCAAAGCTTTCATTGCATCGCCATCAGGTTCTTCAAAGCAATGGATAACGAATTTACAAGAGTCGTCGTCGTCAACACCTTTCAAAGCCTTTTTAGGAACTTCGTCGTCGTCGCCGTCGCCATCTTCGTCATTTTCTTCGCCAGCACCCTTACGACCATCTGAATCAACTCCAGCTTTCGCAACAGTAATAGCTTCTTTGATGATACCAGCAATTGCCTCTTTAGTGAGAGGTGCTTCTTCAGAACCCTTTGGAGCTTTAACTACAGCTTTAAGAGCGTCTGCAACCATTAAAGCAATTGCTTCTTTGGTCAGAGGAGCATCTGTTGCAGGAATCTTAGCAACTTTCTTAGATTTCTTCGCAGACTTTTTCACTTTCTTCACTTTCAGTTTGCCGTCTCCAGCCATACTGACCAACGCTTCTTTGACAGCAGAACCAATAGCTTCTTTTGTCATAGTTGCATCACCATCAGCCTGTTCTTTCATCAGGTCTTTTACGATGCTTGGAAGCAATTCTTTGAGAATTCCTTTCAATGATGCTTTTTTACTTTTAGCCATCTTTAAGCCTCCTTTAGCTTTGTTTGTTAAAGATTTGCCAGTTATATTCGTTATATTACAACTTGTGTTACACGGAACAGTAACGATAGAAATTTCATGTAAATCCATGCTTAAAATACGGCATGAACGAATACGTCCATTTTTATCTTTATCTAATTCGTATTCCCCAAGTGAATACCCAATTGAGAAAGAATTTAAAATTCCCTCTTTTATTTTTGTCCAGATATCTTCAACATTCTTTGCTTTAGATATTTGAACCTTTACAAATAAACCTTTTTTATCAACCCTTGCTTCAATCACTTTACCAATGGCGATATCGCGATTATGATTATACAATACAGTATTGTAACCTTTACGCTTAATCTTTTTAGCTACCATCTTTAAAGCTTCGACTGTAACAATGTCTTCAACACGGTCTAAGTTAGTTGTAGAAGCATAACCCTCTACAGTTCTTTTTCCGTCCTTTTCCACAGCTTTACTTGTCTTAAGTAATAGGTCTGGAGTTTTTTTTACTTTGAATTGTTGTTTTGTCATTATAAAAAGACCTCACTATTTTTAACAATACTTTCAATGTTTTTCTTAAGTGTATTATCACCGTCTTCACTTGAACTAATCAATACTTCTTTTATTTCATTCCCAATTTCTTCGGCGACTGTTTGTTTTATTGTACTGTTACCCTTTATCTTTCTTTTTAACATTTCAACCATCGTGTCGCCATTATAGCCATTCCAAATGTTTTTATAAATCGCATTCCGCAAGTTAATAGATTTTCCATCACCGTCTTTAGGTTTAGGTTTTTTGTCACTATTGTTCTTTTCAGGTGGGTCTATCAATGCTCCAGTTTTTGGGTCAATCAATTTACCTCCTGGCATTACTATTGGTGCATCACCCCAAGGAACAGGATTAAGTTTTCTCATTGCACGTACTTCGTTGATTGTTTTAATCCCAGCCATTATGTCTTCTCTGTCCATTTTGTTCTGTGTTTCAATATCACTAAGATTTGCTTCTGGAAAAGTTACTTCCAATTCTTTAAAGCCAAAACCTTGATGGACAATTTCTTTAGTGTAAGTATAGGCTTCAAGTTCCAATAACGGTTTTATAGCACCGTCCATATAAACTTCTTTCTGTAGTCCACTGTTGAGCTTACCTGTAGTACTTGTTATGTCACCCATTATAAAAGGTTGCATTGCAAACACAGCATAAATTTTATTTTTAAGTTCTTTACCGTATTCCGAAAATTCCATATCTTTATTGTTCATTGCCATTCTAACAAACTTAACAGGCACATTAACCGCTGACAGTTTATGAGCGTTTGAATAACCTTTATGATTTGATTTCCAATATTGATTAAAATCTTTTAACTGTCTTTTTGACATTCCCTCAAGTGAAATTATTCCAGAAGATTCCGCTCCATTCATAAAGAAATTTGTATTATACGCCGCTCTAATGATATCACTGGCAACAGCATTTGACAATGTGTCGAGTGGTTTTTCACCATATATACTCAAAGTAGTAGGTCTATAAACAGTATGAATAAGTTCGTCGGTAGAATAAAAGACAACATCTTTTTCTTTTTGGTTTGGAGACTTAAGCTTGTATGCCTTTTTCTTCAGGTTACCGTGTTTGTCTGCTCTTATAATAATATCCTTAGCAATTACTGAATATAGTTCTAAGATTATTCCACTTTTCTTGTCAAGAACTTTTTCAATCGTTCCTCTACCAACCACTAAAAGGTCTTTTAAATATTTTTGTCTCAATTCCCTGAATGATTCATTATTACTATTTGGGTCATATAAAAATTCTTCGACCAGCTTTATCTGCCGTTCGTGAATTGGTTTCATCTTAATGCTTTTATCTCGCATCGTGACTTGTGGCTTATGTTTTACAGTGTCGAGAACAATACGATTCACCACAGCATTAACCCATTCATTGCCTTTATAAAAAGACAGGGCTGTATCGTCATTAATTTTTATTGTCTGTGGAATAACGCAATTGTCTTGAACGTAGTTTTCAATAAAACCAGAAGCGTTTTTGGTTTCATATTTCTTCACCTTTATTATGTCGTGCGCTACTACTTTCTTAGCCATGTTTTTACCTATTCAGTGGTTAAATCAACAAATCCACTTCCGTTAGTTGTTTCATCTTCTAGCGTCTTTATAACACAACTTGCTGAATCCCAAATATCTTTTGAATTGTGAACTATCACGCCATTACCTAACATGAAATTATTATAAACTGGAACTGTTATGTCATACATCTTTCTTTTTAAACACTTTACACGATTAACACTTTCAACAACCTTATTTTCATAACCTTTTAATGTATCAGTTGGTAATAAATGAACAGCTTCCATGTACTTGCCTGTTCCTATCATTATTGGGTGGTCAAGTGTACACCTTATATAAGCACCATTCAATAATCGTATTTCAACATATTCTTCAACTGTTTTTGTCACTCGCGAATGATATGCTTCCGCTACGACAAAAATATTTCGCTTTTTGTCGTAAGATATCACATGAAAACTTTCACCTAAAAATTTATCCGTTAGTGCTTCGAAATTCATAGTGTCGTCAAACATTGGTAGATATATTTCTTGTTCAGCAACAAAACAACCTTTCTTCGGGTGGTCAACCTTTTTACCATTTTTAATCATGAGTTCTTTCCCCTCTTTGCACAGCTTCTTACAATAAGGATAATTTATCCTGTTTTCATTAAAAGCTACCTTTGCCTGTGTGGGAACTTCATCTGTCCTATCAGTAGAGATTAGAGTAACTTCTATACCTAAATCTTCACAGTTTTGTTTAAAATAATGAGATTGATAGGAGTCAAATGTTATCATAACAATGTTAAACCCAAGATTTAGTTTTAAGTATACTACTATGTGTTTAAATATGCCATCATAATACAGTTCACTATTTCTTGTTAAATTGTCGTCTCTCTTGCTTCTCGGATTTATAAAACCAAACATATCAATAATAATTAATGGCTTTTCTCGCATCATATCTTCTTCACTTATTTTCATACCCTTTTTGTCTATTTCAGCCATTGCCATTACTTCACCTAAAGACCTTTCCACTAAAACGACATCGTCAGAATGTCCGAGGGTCATTCCTAAAAAGTCTTTACTTTTTGACAAGTCAAAATGTAAATGATATTCTGCTTCTGGGTCTGGATGAAACCAGCTTGAAAACTTTCCATTGCCTCTATATGGGTTTTGTGTACATTCTTCATATTCTTCACACTCGTACATATCTTGTGTATCTTTACGTTTTTTATATACAGGACACATTTTACATTCAGCTCTAACATTATTTTCAATAAAATCTGGGTCACCAAAGAATCCCTCCATTAAACCCATTGGTTTAGCTCCAAAGTCACGCATTGTTCTACGGTAATCTCTTATAAATTCATTTTCAAAATCTTTCTTGGTTAATCCCGGATGTATTTCCCATGTTGGTTTCTGCAGGAAGAAACCATCTTTACGGTTTTTTAATTCCCTACATTTACGCATTACAAAGTCATCATCAAAACGTGGTGTAGTAATTCCAATCATCTTGTAATGTTGTGGAAAACGTGTCTGACAACTTCCGTAAGCAGCTTGCCAACATTCTTCTGCTCTTGAGTCAGAACCCTCGTCAGTATCGTTTTCTAAGAAAAAGGCTAACTCATCACCTACCCATTGTATCGTATTAAACCCTAACCACCCGAAAGCTTGACTGTTCACACTTAAAGCAACAACTCCTTTATCGAAGCGAACTTCATTGGAACTAGGTTCTTCATACTTGCCCTCAAACCATACACAATTTAAAAGCATACCTTTAAACTGTGTGAAGAATACCTTTTTAGCCTGTGTGTCATTACGAGCGGTATTAACAAAGTATATAGGACTTCCTGGAGCTAATCCATAGTAAGCTTGTGGGCTACTATAACAAAGGGCTTTATAAATACCGTACAAGTGTAATACTGCCGATATATAGTCTTTACCTGAATTACCAACGATTATTCCATCTGCCACATAATTTCTTAAATTATCATTTTCACCGCACAATATGGTAATATCATACACATCCTTTTCTTTTACTGGTTCTATTGAAACAATTTCAGAATAACCGACATCGCCATTTAAAATATCCTTTTCATTATCAAGTAAATTTTTAAACCAATCATATCTATCAATATTTATTTTTTTACCTCTACCAGTAAGTCGATTTCTTTCTGTAGCTGAAACCTTTTTATCTAACTCACTTCTAATCTCAGCAGAAAGCTTGTCTGGAAAAAATCTACACAGGGCAGTTGTTAATTCTGATTTTAAAGATAGACTGTATTTTTGATTTTCACCTTTGTAAGATATTAATTTAACAAATTCCCCAAAGTTTTCCACATTTGTATCACCAGAAAATGATAACGAATATCCTTTATAATCTTTATAAATTTTTGTTCCAGAATTCACATCTTGACACCAACGTCTTATCTTAGAATCTACACCAAGCTTTAACAACAAATCACGTAGTCCAAAAATCAAACGCTTACTTATACTTGAAATATCATAATATATTTCATCACGCTTTTTACCATGTTGAATATTGCATTCTCCATCAGACATCCAATATCCAACAATAAAATTACCTATAACTTCTTGACTTGATTTTCTTACCAATATTGGAATATGCTTTGTTTTTGATTTTTTACCATGCAATCCGCACAATAAAATTAAATTAGTTGCATTTGGAAATCTACTATTACCAAACCAAACCATTGTTTTTGTACTTCTCACATCCAAATGTGGATTTCCATTTGGGTCAATTGTTTTTAAACAACGTAAAAAATCTTTCAAAACTTCTTTATCACCATTTGTAAAGCAAAATCTTTTTAAGCCAAGTCTACCAGTATATCCATCACCTACCATATAACCTAAAAACCTAGCTTCCTCATTTGACAACGATTCACATTTATTATAATCCTTTGCTATGTTGCTTTGATTTTTAGATATTAACAATGTGTCACCAACACTTAAATCTTTTATTTTTCTATTTCCCCAAAAAGTAGGCATTTTATGATTCATGGTCGCTTCAAACTCATAGCCGTTACGTAATCTTATTTTATAAGTCTTTTTTAATCCTGAGTATTTAACTACTGCGTTTGATACTAAAGACTTATTTGTATTTACATCATGGTTTATGACCCTTATCGGTTTATTGCCAAACTTTTTATATAACTTATCAATTCTACAAACGGAACCATTAGCTAAAGCAATTTGTGAACTACCAGCCAAACATCCTTTACCAAGCAGTAACATTACTTCTCTAACGCTATCTTTTGAAACCTTTATGGCAATCTTCAACATTTCTGGTCTACAGCCACGTTTTCCATTCCATTTCTGGTTTAAAAACTTTGGGCTTTCTATAAACTCCTGTACACCAACTATCGGTTCTAAAAGATATGCACCAAAACCAGCACTCCCACCCAGATTGTCTGCAAGTTCTGCAAACGGATTTATTTTTTCAACGACCTTTCTTTTATTCGCCATTTAATACTCCCACAAAGGAAAGTGATTTTAACCAACATTCAAACAAAAGGCTTTTCGTGTTCTCTGAAAGTTTATAAGATTCTGACTTTATTTTTTTTCTAGGGTATTTATCTATCCTGTCTTGAAACAATTTTTTCCTAGCGGTATCATTCTTACAATCCGCATAGTAGTATCCTTTAAGACATCTTTGTAACCTAGTCATTTTTATCCTGACGTTGCTGATGTTTCTATAGAAGCTTCCATCATCATCTTTCTTATAGATTCTAACTCGTCTTCGTTTGTAATTACCTTTTTATGTATGTCAGCTAAAATACGTAAAAATCTTTTTAAACCTGCTGGTGATAATGCAAAGTTTTTACTTTGTTCTATTTTTGTTATTTGCAATATAACATCAGAAATTGCTTTTGTCAACCTTATAATTCTATCAACTACTGCGCCATTATGTAATGTCTGTTGGTTAAGTATAATTTCTTCAATGGTATCATACTTTTCCACCCTGTTTGTTTCTTCGTCATATATGATACCCTCTATTACACCCATACATGAACGCTTGCTTTCTTTTTTCACGCCTTTAGCAAATGTTTCTATATAATTTTTCATGATTGTACGTAATTGTGCTAATTCCGGTTTTACGTCAATCATATCTGGGTCATTCATAAAAATTTCTAAAGTTGAACCAAGCTTATCGTCATATATTTTACGATATTCTTTTAAGGCTGTTCTCGTTGATGGTAATCCCTCTTTACTATGAACTATCTCACTTTTTTTTCCACCATGACAAGCACAATATAAATATCCAGGAATCACATGTTTTTTACATCTACGCTTTGGTAAATCTTTATTTTTGTTTCCCTCACTGTCACGCTGATAAATCTTTTTGAAACATCTTAGCGAATGAACAGCGGTTTTATTAAATCTATGTTCTTCTGGAACATCTATATCTTTATAGTTAATAAGATGACCATACTTATCATGTATTTTTTTGTTTTGTTTACTGCTCATTTTGTAACCTCGTTATCTATCAGTTATTATATATAATCTTTCCATGAGCTAACCTACCTTTAACCTCAAATAAATCTATATTACAAACACCCCCTTAAGGGGTGTATTTTAACATAGGCTATTCATATAATATTATTATAATTATCTATATCAATTCAAGTGTATTCATACAGACATTACGTCTCAATACTCAACAAAAACGTGTTTTATATTATTATTCTAATAATATAATAATAAAATGAACTTAGTATTGCTTTAACAGCATAAAAAGTGTATATTATATTATAAACTAAAAATGGAGGTTTATCATGTTAAAAAAAGCATTACTTATTATTGTTTTATCCGTGCTTGTATTAACGGGATATTCGGAAAAGAAAGACTATATTCTAACCGATAGGGCAGTCTTTAGTAGAACAAAGAAAGGTTCTTCAACTGTGAATAGAGTTAAGTGTACATATTGCAACGGTAAAGGATTTAAAAAGGTTACTGTTCAAAAACGTAACAGGTTTTATTCATACTTAAAACTTTGTCCTATCTGTCGTGGAAAAGGCTATATGTCTATTAATGTAAAATAAGGAATACTACAATGAAAACAAGATGCAAAATGTTTGTTTCTAAAATGGAAAGAGGTTATCAGGGTGATACTGGAATGCAGGTCAAAATGCTTCCTGTGTCAAGTGGTTCAGCAGAAAACGATAAGTTTTTTAACTGTACCCCAAGCGGACAACTTGAAGTGAATGTCACAAATGATTCTCTTGAGGGAATAAAACTCGGTGATGAATTTTATGTGGATTTAACTTTAATAGAAAAATAGGAGCGTTAATAAAATCTAAACGGGAAACAATATTATGCCAAGAAAACCAATGAGAGATTATAGAGACACTCTATATCCATCTGAGTCAATTAAGTTTAGCGATGAAAACTGTGAAGACTTTTTTAAGTTTATCACTGACAGACACAATATATGGGTAAATAGATTCATTCATAAATTACCTCGTGACCAGTGGACTGAAAATCCAGTTTTACAGGTTACTAAATATACCAATGTGTATCGCCAGTTAGACCGTGGAAGTATATGGTGCTATCAAAACATTATTACTCCAACCATTGATTTTCATAATAGTGGCAATCAGAGAAATAATTTTAAACTTATGCGTGACCTTATATTTAAGATTACTTTATACCGCTTGGCTAATAGAATTGAAACATTTGAAGAAACTGGTTTACCCATGACCTTTGGCAAATTCAATTTTAAAAAGTTTTGCAAGTTCATTTATAAGCGCAATGAAACTAAACCTGTAACAACTTCCGCTCACTTAACTTGTCCTACTCCAAAAGGACTAACTAAAGCAGAGGGGTATCTTATTTCCGTACTTGATTTATGTAATAAGGTAAACGATTCCACTAAAGCCATTATGAAACTGTTTGCAGAATACGACACAACAGAACATAATGAAGAAGTTGGTCGTGAGTTTGGTCAAAAATTTCACAAACTACTTAAAGAACCTAGAAGTGTTGGTGACTTTACTGCTTATGAAATTTATTGTGACTTGTGTTATAGTGGACTCATACCGTTTACTACCAACGACTTTGCCAACATCGGTCCCGGAGCTAAAGAGGGTATTCGTATTATGTACCCAAGTACTCCATCTAAAGAACAGTATGATAAAATTGTTAAGTTATTAAAAACTCAACACAAAAAGTTCAAGAAATACGGATTAAAGTTTCAGTTTTACAATAAACACGAACCAGTCAAAAACAGTCTTGGTCTAAGAAGTATTGAACACAGTCTTTGTGAATATTCTAAATACTTCTTACAATCAAGAGGACACGGTAAAGTGAGAATGCTTTATGATAAAGATGTACAAAATCACAATTGTGTTATTGACAAAAAAACTGGTGATACTTTGATTGAAGTAAATAAAAAGGTTTATGAAAAGTTTTACAAGCGTTCCAAAATCCTTTCAAGTAAAAAGTCTAATTTTCCAACAGCAACTAATACAGAAGAGCTTAAACAAGCCCTTACTAAAATTAAGTTGAAGCTTGACTTGTCTTAATGCCCTTAGTGGTGTATAGTTTATGTATGCTTTGGCGGTCGGTGTGGTTTGTTCTTGTCCTATCCGAACACATTTTAACAAAGCCCTTTATTGGATGTCCGTGAATGTCCATGCCAACGAGAGCATCATGATTTGGGGCGATTCTGCATTGGTCGCCCTATTTTTTCTAACTCTAACTAATGGTGAACTATGAAAATTAAAATATCAACCGGTGAAGAAGTTATTGTAGTTGAAGTCGACTCGATGAAAGAAAAAGAATACAATGGTTGTCATGGAGCAATTTTTAAATCATCTAAAGATAAAGACTTCGACAATTTATTTTTACCAAACGAAGACTTTGTAGTTGTGGAGGAATAAGATATTATGAACACTAAAGACTTAGAAAAACTTATATTGTACCACAATAATTTATACTTTAACGAGAACCCAGAAATTTCCGACATCAAATTTGATAAGCTTGTTTTAAAATTACGTCTACGCAAGCCGGATTCAAAAACATTACTTGTGGTCGGTTGTTTACCGTCTTACGGTGTCAAGGTTGAACACGATACACCTATGGGTTCTATTAATAAAGCAACAACCTTTAAAGAATATCTTAAATGGTTTTTTCCTACATTTGATATAGTATGGTCTTGGAAAATTGATGGTTGTGCTATTGGATTAAAATACAGACACGGTATTTTATTTAAAGCAGTAACTCGTGGTGATGGTTATACTGGACAAGACATAACTGATTGTATTATGCAATGTGACGACATTCCAAAAGTACTTAACAAAAGAATCAGTGGTGAAGTGCGTGGCGAAGCTTATATTCCTAAAGACTTTTTTGAAGAACATTTGTCAAAGCTTAATTATAAAAATGAACGCAACGCTGTATCTGGAATATTACAATCTAAAAATCCAATGGACTGCAAAGATAAGAAAATTTCTTTTAAAGCTTACAGATTACTGTCTATAAATGGTGAAGACTTGCATAAGTGGTTAACAACGGAACGCAAAGTTCTTAAATTAGCTGGACTTGAAACAGTTAAACAACATACAGGCGGTTTCACCAAAAAGCTTATTAGAAAATTAACAAGTAAAAGAAATAGGCTTAATTACAGAACTGATGGCTTAGTTGTTTCCATCAACAGTAATAAATCGAGAAAGGGCTGTGGTATTGTCGGTCTTAACTGTAAAGGACAAATAGCATACAAGTTTCCTCCAGAGACCAAGAACACTATGTTGTTAGGGGTTGCCCTGCAAGTCGGCAGGACAGGACAAATAGCTCCGATAGCTGTGCTAGAGCCTGTTTTTATTGACGGTAGCCAAGTAAGCAGACCCTCTTTAGCTAACTTTAGTAAAATCAGAGAACTTGACTTACATATTAATGATATTGTTACAGTTTCTAAGCGTGGCGATATCATCCCTAAAATAGAAGCAGTACATGAAAAGGCTCCAGACGGTATTCACATCACAGAACCGTCCTTTTGTCCGGATTGTAAGTCTACGTTACAAAAAGTAAACCATGATTTATTCTGTACTAATCTTAACTGTTTTTCTAGGCTGGCTAATTCTATTGTACATTTTATACAATCCACTGATGTCAAGGGTATTGGTGAAGCTACTATATACAGTCTTGTTGAATATGGATACATAAAACGCATTGAAGATATTTTTGAAGTTACTAGAGAACAACTCCTTTCTTTAGATGGTTGGGGTGATTTAAAAGTAGCAAACTATTATAAGACATTAAGCCAAATGGTTGATGTTGAACTATGGAGATTTATCTGTGGACTTGGTATAAAAGAAACAGGTGAATCAACTTCAAAGCTTCTTGCTAATAAATATAAAACTATTGACAATTTCCTTGCTTTACATATTACTGGCGGTGAAGAATTATTAGCAATGGATGGAATAGGACACATAACCGCAGATGGGATTATTAAATATTTAAGTAATACGGATTTGAGTGGATTACTTAGAGAAGTTTCAGTAAAAAATGTAGAAGAAATCTTTGGAAACTTATCTGGAAAGTCTTTTGCATGTACAGGCAAGGTAAGCATTCCTCGTAAGGAAATTGAGAAGCTTGTTGTCGGTGCTGGCGGTAACTTCACCAGTATAAACAAAAGTCTTAGCTTTTTAGTTATTGGTGATGGTGCTGTACCAGCCAAAATATCTAAAGCAAAAAGTAACGGTACAACAGTATTAACAGAAGAACAGTTTATGGCAATGATAAATGAATAAAATATTTAAAATATTAAAAGATTTATTTAATAGGAAATGTCCTACATGTCATTCTCTGTTCAGTAAGAAATGTCCTATGTGTCATTCTATTAAGTTGGAAAATGTACGCCTTGTAAAAGATAGCGGTGAATATGTATATTATATGTGTTCTGACTGCTTTAATATTTTTTAAATCCCCTCCGAATCGTCTTAAACATACTTTAAAACCCCCTGCCAAACACCACAGACAATAAAAAACCCTTGTAGAATTGCTCTACAAGGGTTTAAAGCTAATCGGTATTTATTAACTGTGACCTGTGCTACCAAAACCACCATCACCACGTGTTGTATCGGATAGTTCTTCACGTGTTTCAGCTTTGACAAGAAACACGTTAGCGACAGGACAGATAACAAGCTGTGCAATCCTGTCACCTATTTCAATAACAAAATCATTACAGTTTAAGTTAATGAGCGCAACGCCAACTTCACCTCTGTAGCCAGCATCAATAGTTCCAGGAGCATTGATGACAGTAACACCATGTTTGATTGACATACCACTACGAGGTCTTACTTGACCCTCGTAACCAATAGGAATTTCAACATACAAATTGGTCGGAACAACAATTCGTTCCATTGGGGTAAGCACTATTCGCTTTACAGACCTTAAGTCCATACCTGCATCTCCCTCGTGCTTTTGCACAAGTGGATTACTACCTACATACTTTACTACAATTTGTTCAGTCATAATAACCTCCATTGGCTTTGACTTTTATTGTTTGGACTTATGAATTTCGTCATATCGTCTTAAGGATTTATGTACTCGTTCTTTTTTGTCATTGACTTGTTTTTCAAAGTCGGATATATTTAATATGGCTTCATCACTTAATACATCAACAATCCCAACAAGGTCAATAAATTTATCTATTATGTATTGTTTATTTGTAACAATTTTACCTTTACCATCAGCTTTTGGATTGTAGCCATCTTCCATTCCAAATTCTATTGCTTTACAAATCGCCTTTTGCATTTCTGACGATTCTTTAATGATGAGGGTTAATAAGTATTCTTCTCTAGTCACCTTAATCTCCTTTCTAAACTTGATTAAAAAAAATAGGGGTGTGTTAGCACCCCTTTTTAAATACGATTGCTAAGGAGTTGGTTTTTCAGCACAACCTTTCTTTCCGTCAGCAATATAACCTTTATCAAAATCAGGTTTATCCATAACAGGTTTCTTACTTAATAACTCAATTCGAGTTACATCAAACCAGCATGTGTTTGGAATTTTTCCGTCTTTATCTGCTGGCGGTTGTATTAATGTTTGAATACATCCATACAAGTCAAAGTTGATAGAAGTAATAATACCCTCAACATTGGTAATTTTGTCTTTAGCTTTAAAACCTAATATTGCAACGTGTTTTTGTACTGCGCTTTCTTTAGCCATTATAGCTCCTTTTATTATTGTTAATCCACTTTATTGTGGATTAGTTTATTTAATTTTGCCACCTTTTTCTTGGTGCTTCCCCACAAAATTCATACCAGTGAACAGCAATAAAAAATAACAGTGATATATATCCAAGTATGACAGCAAAAGCAATTTCCACACAATCATCATCATCAAGATTTTTATAACCGTCGGTAAAGACAATCACCAATAAAGAAATAAAACCACAGCCAACCCAACAACCAAAAACAAACGGAAATTCTGGCTTTAGCAACACAGACACAACAGGAATAAAAATCATTGCCAAGTAACACAAATAATCAATACCAATCTTAAACTTTTTCATACTGTTCCTTTAGTTATTTTTTACAATCTCTACACAAATTTGTACTGTTACATACAAGCCTAATCCTTTTACATCCAAGACAATAACCAATTCTAAATTTCTTAGGATAGTTGACAGCCATCACGCCATTCCCCCACTTACTTCAAACTCTTTTACTATTGTTTCACTTTCAAGATGTGACCGAAAGCATTTTTGTAATTTTCCACATTTGTTTTCGTCACGTAATGCTCTAGTACATTTTGTCGGCATAACTGCAATCATTCTTTTTCCAATAAAATCTTTACTGCAAACTCTGTCGTGTTCAAAGAAGCATTTCTTACATCTATTTTTCATTTTATAAATCCTAGTGCTTTAAGTATTTTACCTATAATAGTATAAGTATTATCACACTTAAGCCTGTAGATATGTTCAGCTTTTAAATGTTTTGCGTGTATGGATAAGGCGGTAGCTTTTGCTTGAACAATTTGCCATTCATCTTTCTTACCAAAACTATCTAAACCAGATTCTTTGGATATAGCTTTATTACATTTTTCACAAATTCTTTCAAAATGTAATATTTTATATGAATGTTTGAGTGAATCACACCAAATATTTTCAGTACAACAGACATCACATTTGCAATATCCGTGAAATTCTTTTGGTCTTTTTTTTGTCATTCTTATCCCCTAAGTAGTACAAGATATTTCATCCATAAACCATTCATCTACAAGCCCCTTGTCAAGGCTGAAGCGTGGCGACATTAATACGGTGTCAACATTACAAACCCTAGCCAATAGCATATTCATAAGAGCGTAATAACTATTACAACCAGCAGGTGGATGGATTAATTCTAATTCTTCATCTTCACGCATACGGTCTATATCGACAACTGTATCTTCAGACATATTTAAAGCCAATCTAACAGCTTCGATTAACTTTGCATCAGACAAAGCATTTACATTGTTACCATATATGACAACCTTTTTCATTACAATTTCCTTTCTTTTTTCACGTCATTTAACCATTGATTATATTTTTGATACTCCTTGCATAAAAAATTATAATCATCACTAACTGCCAAGATCACAACTGGATATTCTATTAATATTTTTAACTCGTCTTCTGCTATTTCAATTTCTAAGTAACTAGGACTTTTAAAAATTCTAATCCACGCCTTAAACTCTTCCTCTTTCATTTCCATTATTTTTTCAGACATGTTTCATCCTTTAACTCAATATCATATCTTATAGTCATTGTTCTTTTACATAGACTAAAATGTGAAAGTTTACTTGATAAAATCATCTCCCATACCTTATCATACAAAAGTATATCGGAAGCATGTGTTCCACAATGGTCTTTTATTACAATTTCTATTCCAGGAAACAGCATAGCTCTTCCAATTACAGACATAGCTAATCCAGTAGAAGTTCCGACTTGTCTACACTGAGCTTTAACAGGGTCGTATTCAAATGACTGCCTTGCACTACAATTAACGACTTTAGCATATTCTCCTAAATCATATTTCTGTTGCGAAACAATTTTAATTAAAACCTTGATTAACTTCCCCTTTTTAATAAATATTAACGATTGTATAAAACCAGCTATTGATACAGCTATTGCGTAGAAATAAAGTATTTCATTAAGATATTCTTTTATAGTTTCCATTATTGTACCACTCCATTTATTCTAAGTGGACTATTTTTTCCGGTGTGAATTAATAAACTGTCTTCCCACACAGGTTCTGGATAGTCCATACATGAACTGTAAATAAGCCATTTACCATTATGAAAAACAATAATAATTCCAACAGGATACAGCCATCTCAATAAGTTTCCAACAAGCTAATCCAATTACTGATATTCCAATTAACGCATACCAGCCAGAAACCTTTTCTACCATTTCCTTTTCCTTAGTCATCCTACTCTCCTTGTTTTTTAGTTCGCCTTGCTTCTTCCCACCACTTTATAGCTTCAACGTAAGAAACTTTTTTAGTGGAATTATCAGCAGGACATCTTTTGCATGTTATTGATTTATCTTTCTTAGTTGGACAACAATGAGTCCAGCCACAATATGTTCTCTTTTTATCGCTCATGTTTAGCGACATTAACTTTACTGCCATTTTCTTATTATTAATTTCTTTCATTTAAATCTTCCCTTAGTTTTATTTTCCTTTACATACATAGACCACTTGTTATGTATAGCCATCCAATATTTAGACTTTTCAATTGTCTTTTCCCAATTAAAAGCACTATATATAAACATTTCCATATCACGATTTGTTGACAGGTTATCTAAAGAACTACATTCATATCCTTTATTTATTGAAAGTCTGTACTTAAATTTTTCCCACACTTCTTCATCATAGTTAGCTAAAAACCATTCACGCAAAATCTTAATCTTGTATTCGTTTGTCATTTAAGTTTTTTCCTTGTGAGCCTCTAGACATGTTTCATTTACTTTAATTTTACATAGGTTGCAATCAAGAAATAAATCAAAATCAAGTCCAAACCTATGACCAAAGGGACATTGCTGTTCACGCATTCTTTCACGTTCTTTATTTTTACCACGAAAGGCTCTTTGCCATCTTTCACCAAAGGCTTTTCCAACTGTTTGGTTTGTGTTCATTATAGCCATTGGTGTCTATTTTCCTGTTTTAGTTTTATGTGCATTCATTAATTTTTTCACAACGTCACGTACTTTCATTTCAACAGCACCATTTTCAATAGCAATTTTTCGCCACTTGTTAGATAAATCAAAGTGACATAGATATTTAATTTTATGTTTTTGAAACCAACCTAGTGGAAGACCTATTTTCTTAGCAAATTTAAGTAATTCTTCTTCACTGTCAGCCAGTAAATGTGAAGAATGTTTCCAGCGTGTGTTTCTGATTGAGCCATAATTAACTGGTTCGTCAACATATATCATTATTTCTTCCTGTTTTTCTTACGTGATTTTTTCTGGGCTTTAGCTTTATCTCTACGTTTCTTGTATCGGTTAGACCTGTCTTCGCCTGGAGTAGTGTTTGTATGCCTTTTCTTGATAAGTTTTGCTTTTTTATCAATGTTTAAAATTCCATCCATTAAATCAATTTCGTGTTGTATTGCTCGGGCTTTAAAGTTTGTAAAGACCCTTTCTTTTCCATTCAAGCCATCAACTATAACAGTTATTTCGGAATTTCTAACAACAGGAGTCCAAGCATCTGGAATCGACAAACAACCCTCTTTTTCAAGTAGCAGGTCACCACTGAACTTTGTAATGACAGGATTAATTAATGTAACTTCTTGACCATCATCAAATTTCAGGTAAGCTATTCTTTTTGGAATACCAATCTGGATAGCAGTTAAACCAACACCATCAACCCAAGTGTGCTTCATAGCTTCTTTGATTTTTTCAACTACAGCCTTTACTCCATGCCTTGTTTTTAGTGGTTCTGAAACAACCCTTAATTTACTGATGTCTGTCACCACCAATCCCTTACTTATTGTTACAGCTTTGTCAAATTTTTGCGCCGGATTCACTTTACGACTCCTTGTTAAATATTATATTTATAAGATATTCTACTAATTGCGGTACACTCAAAAACCATTTTCCGTTTAACACTAAGTCGTCAAAATTCCCAATCGCAAATTGTTTGTCTTTTATGAGTAACCTATATCTTCCATGGTCGGATTCGTCCTGCCTCTTAATTAAAACATCACAGCAACCAAAACCTCTCCAATATCCAGTTACAATAATCTTAAAGCCTGTAGGTATTCCACGCTTCATTGACTTGAGACTTCAACAACGTGACATTTTCTTTCAATTTCTTTACTGTTTTAATAAAAAACATATTTTACTCCTTATAATTTTATTTGTATTATTGGCTTATTTGGGTCAAATTCTCTATGTTTGACAAAATTAACCCTTAAGAGAGCTTCATTATAATCCTTAAGACGCTCATAAAGTAGTTTATTAAGCATTTTGTCCATATACTGCATAAAGTCTATATTTTGCTTAGACATAAGAAGCTGAGGCTCCTGTGGCACATGTGGTATTAGTGGTATTTTTGGTTGTGATATCTGTATCATTTTATGTCCTTATTTATTAGCGAGACAATCGCCAGCTACATTATATAAGTCAAACGCATGTTTACAATTAGCTCTTCTCAAACATTTAGTACATGTACATGTAGGAGCTATCTCACCCTGTTTTGTGAATTCTTCATTAAACTTCTCAAGGTTGTTTATTTTTACGTTTACATCACTTGGTTTAATTTTCTTTTCTGTTATATGTATCCCGTCTCTATCCTTAGTAATAGTTATATCACCTAGTGGTGTAATCAAAGAACCACCACCATTTCCCATCCATGCTTCTTTTACTTTTGCGTTTAGTTCTTTGTTTAGTTCCTTTTCTGCTTTTAGGTTTTCACTTATATTTTTATCAACTGTATCCATTAAACATATAAATTCATCAGCATCAACTAAAACAGCATTTAGCTTTCCATTCTGCAATATACCTACTCGTATTTCGTGTGGTCTATTACTATTTGTATCAACAACAAATAAATCCTCATTGTCATTAACATCGCCTATTATTGTATTCTTAATCATAGCTGTATCCTTTATTTTCTTATTATTTCTTCGTTACCATTTTCAGGGGTTAATATTAGTATCTTATTCAACATGTTTCTAGCGTGTTCACTTGCTGGTTCTGCTTCCTGTAACCTTGCACAATGATTCCATTGATTAAATTCCCAACAACAAGTATAGCGTTTTTCTTTCAGCGGACAATTATGACAATCAGCATCAACTTGATAAGCTTCACAAAAACTACAACTGGAACGCAACCTTACAATTTCTGGATTAGATATTTTAAGTTGTTCATCGTTACTATGATAATTTTTTTTATAATCCCAATTATTCAATATCCACTGCCATTTTAATACAGCCAACCTTTTAGCTTCATTCTTTGTCATGTTTACACCTTATTTTATTTGTAATACAATATACTATTGTGAAATATGCATTGCAAGCTTGGGTTCAGTTTATTTACCAACAGTTCCATCTATTACACACATACGTATACCACTTTCCGCTCATTAAAGCCCAATAACGCCTTGTTCCAACTGTATCTGGAGCTCCCCATGAAAATGCAAAACACATTATGTCTCCTATGTGCATAGTTTTAATAACTTTCATTTTGCCTGAATGTGTAGTATTGTTTTTAAAATTTTCCCATGCTTCAGTGCCGTAATTTTTTCTTATCCACTCACGTAGATATTTTATTTTAGTGCTTGGCTTTAAGTCTTCTATTCTTTTCATGTTCATAGTGGCGTTCCGTCAATATATACTGTGATTGTCTTTTCGTCATGGTCTAACATATATCCACACACCTTTCCTGTCTCGACGTATGGTTGTCCGGCAAAAACTTCGTAATCCATTGTAATTATATTGCCAATTAAGGGAATTGCAACATTATGTTTATCTATTGTTAATACTTCTGTGTCATATCCCCAATAAAACCTAACTGTTAATTCTGTTATTGTTTCCTGTCGCTTAGAAACTGCTTGTTTTCCTGCCATTTGTTTATATTTAATTATTAGAAAAATAATTACACAAAATTGAAAAACGAGTATGAGAGTGATAAAATCCATAATTAACCTCCTGTCTTTTTTACATAAACATCTACATAAGGGAAGTCTCTAGGCGATGTTTTCATGTGTTCAGCAGTATGTACATGAAATTCTACACGAATCACTTCATATTTTATATCATCATACCAAATAATGTCTCCTACTCTAGGAACAGCGACAACTTCAACCGCCCTAACGTTGTTTTCATGACATAGTGTTATAAAGATGTTACTACTCATTATTATTCCTCGTCTTTAAGTAATTCTTTTAGTATTTCAATTCTATTTTTAATAAAGGCTTTATACTTTACACGGTCTTCTTTTAAAGTTGCTTTGTCATACTCCCACACGTAATCGTCCGACACATAAGCACCATCTGACATGCCTGTGTCGGGTTTATAGCACAATGCCAGCCCGAGTGGGTGTAGAACCTTTCTATTTATTTCAACAATTAGACCAAATTCAGACAATTTATTGAAGTCTTCTATTGGAAACGGTTCTGCTTTTACTTTTTCAATTACGCTTTCAAGATATTTTTCACCTTTTTCAGTGATATCAAACCGCCAATCATATATACCACGACCAATAAAATTTTTCAGATACTTGGCTCTTACTAATTCCCAATACAGTTCTATGTTTGGGTTATCTTTATCGTTGATGTTAGTTATTCCGTTTTTCGCGATATATCTCAATATCTGGTGTTGTCTGTAAGTTGGTTCAAACATAATTATTTATTCCTTTTTTATATCTATAGTTAATTGTAAGTATTTTGTTTTCCCTCTATAACCTTTAACCAGCAAGAGTATGTATCCACCCCAAACTGATTTTCCATCTAAAGACATTCCATTATGTGGAAGTGTGTCGAGGTTTAAGTTTATTCCTGCTTCACTGTGAAAGACGTAATCACACCATTTTTCATCTCTCATTATTGCATTGTACAGCTTGCGACTTATAGCCAGCGCATAAGTATCAAGATTGGTCTTTACTTGCTCTCTAATGTAGCCTGATAGCACATCAGCAACACATTGTATATTGTCAATGTGATGGCAACCATTATTAAAATCGGGGTGGCTTGCCGACCCTGCTTCTGGATTGAATTTTCTTTCTGCGGTGTACAACTTTCCTTTGTGGAACACTTCAACTTTTACATCAAACGATTTACTTGTGTGCATAATTATTCCTTAAAAAGTTTTTCTGGCATTATTCGCATTAGTTCATTGGTCATTATATTAACTTTAGCGTTAAAAGTTGGATTGTGCTGGTAGCGATATCCAGCGTTGTCTTTCGGTGGTTTTGTTGTTGAAAGACTTTCAACAACATCATCTTCGAACTGGTATAAGACATTCAATACAGATTCTTTAATGGAATCTCTGAAATTATAACATCCCAAACCTTTACATAGCTCACATTTTTTCAGTTCAATGGTGGTGTATGACGGAACTAAAGCTTCTGTCAAAATCATGCGATGATGTTTATAAGTTCCTTTACCTTTACATATAACACAAATCATGATTATTTATCCTTTATTTAATGTTATTATTTTCTGTGCCTTGTCAAGTATTCTATATTGGTCTGCATAAATCATACATTCTGAATCACACATACTATCTGGGTTGTTACAATCATGATTAGGTTTTTCAACAAGACCATATTCAATTATTGACAATAAGTTTTTTATAACTTCAATAATTTGACCATCTTCCGCCTTGTGTTCATATATGAGCGTGAGTTTAGTTGCAACACTTAATTCTTTAAACATTTCACCAGCCCATGTATAAGGACATTTTTCAATCAGGTATTCTTCAGGTCTTCCATGCACATAATTTCGTATTGTGACAATTTTTCCTTTAAGTTCAGCCATTTGCTTACAAAGTAATACATGTCCATATTGCACATGTAATTTTAAGTCTTCACAAACCCTTACTCTGTCACCAATCTTAAATTTACTCATGATTCATGTGTCCCTTTTATTTTATCAAATATACTTAATGGAATCCTAAAATATTTATTATCATAAACATCGTGGTTATGACCATCTAAATTCCACGTATTGACAAAGTAATCACCATCGTTAACATGTTGAAATATATTACTGTCTTCATGTTTGCCAAGTTGTAAATGGTGAAGTAATTTAATGTTTACCAATTCCAATTTTGGTGACCCAATTGCCTTACAACATGATTTAACAGCTTCCTTATATTCTTCATGTGATATGCGGTATCTATTTTCCTCTTGTTCTTCTTTATTCCACACATCAAGTAATTTTTTGGTAGCTTTATTAATAGGTTCATCTTCGGTACTGTTAAATTTTACATTACGTGTTTCTATTTTACTAGGGTGATTTTCACTTTTAGTATATTTATTTGTTTTATTATCCATTATTTCATTATGAGGATTTACAGAGGGTTCAATCACTTGTCCATTGTTTCGAATTTCAGCATAAGACCAATCTTCGGCTCCAGCAACATTAAGTTTAAATTGTATTTCGCCTTTCGGTAGTTCAGGGTGAGCAGTTTCTCTCAATATTGCCTGAATCTTGCCTGATATTTCTCTTTTTTGTCTGACACTAAACATAATCATTCATCCTTTATATTAATTCAATTGGTATCGATTCAAGTACTTTAGCAGGTTCTACATCACCCTCTCTTATTTTAGCTACCATCGCTACAATATTAGTCATAGCTGAATCAGTTATACGGTGATGTGCTGTATGTGTGAATGGTGAGCTATAGCGACATGTTTTTATGACCCAATCCCCAATGTGTTCACCATAAGCAATCCTTGCAACTGTCAATCTTTTATTAGTTGTTTTTACCTCAAGTGCTGATGCTAATAATTTGTTTTCTCTACTCATTTTTATGTCCTTTTATTGTGTTATTATATAACACCAACTTCCATGTTACAATATGTTCTTTAGCTCAGTATACTTGTGTTTTCATTTTCAGTACGTCGGAGTACAAACGACCACATTCAATACTGAGCTACCTCATGTTTCATAAGCCATTATCTTACGTATGAAATCCTTTATCCTTTGAAGTCTTAAACTCCACTTCGTTTCAAACATTTCATCATACCACCCCATTCCAGTTTCAGGTAAATCTTTCAAACTGTATCCACAGTCCTTACAAAACCACTCATTCCAAACTTCTTCAATCACCATCGTCTCACCGCAATAATTGATATAACGATTATTAAACAGTCTTCCGTTTTTGAGTTTGTAATTTACATTCGTGTTCACTCCAAATCTTTCTATTATCGGTTTGTGTTTTGTTATCCATTCTTTGCTACAAATTTGTACAATGTCTTCAGCTTTGTGTTTATATTTACTCATTATCCAAACCTCTTGACCCATGTTTCTTCGCACTCATCTTCAATTTTACAACCACCGAGACAAATGTCAAATTCAGACCATTCCTCAGCGAACTTGTGTCCGTGTGGACATTTATTTCTTTCCTTGTCTTCACTTGCTTGGGGTTCGCTGTTAGCCCTCATGTTCCGTTTCACTTTATCTGTTATACTCATGCTCATATATCCTATTTTGTTTGTTATGTATAATATACCACAATCATTTAATTTGTCAACTATATGTTCAGTTTATTATACTCGTGTTCATGTATTCATTTTTGCATACATTATCATATCCATAATTTTTTTCGAGCATATTTTGGAACGAGTCGACTTCACTTTTCAGTTATCAAGGGGTGCGATACAGGCGACCACTTTAAATGCTGAGCTATCCAGCCTCTTTCGCTCCAATTTATGCACCCTGTATCAGTAATCCAGTGCTCCAGTTCATTGCCGAGCGTGCTTCCTCCAGTTGAGGAGGAGCAAAATAAGTTGTATATGACGGAACCTGAGTGTATGAATAAGAGGTAAAAAGTCAATTTCGAAAAAATTACATCGCATTTAGATTTGGGGTGTGTATACAATTAACTAAAAAAAATACAAAAAAATAGGCGGGGGGGTTTAGTCCACCGCCTAGCTTACCTTGTATTAGGCTATTTTGACGCTTGCAAATGCGCCTTTTAGTAACGCCTTGTCATTGCTTGCAATACTAGCTTGTTTTGCTGTATGTGCCTGCAATGCCGTCAATATGGCGTTTGCTTTTTGACCGCTTGCTTTTGCATATGTGTTTATAACTTTGCTAACAAATAAGCCGTCATTCTGCGCTTGTTTTAACAAGCTTGTACACCATTTATTGCCGTCGCATTGCTTAATCCCTGCCTTGTCAAGGTATAACGGTATAATGCCATTAATGGCTTGTTTTACAAGCAGTCCACTTGTACCAAAATAAACGCCAAAACTTGCAAGCGTTGCAAGTACAGCTTTGCTTTTAATAGCTGTACTTTGTGCTTTGCAAACATAAAACAATATTTGTGCAATGGCTTGCTTGTTATAGCCCTTGCCTGTAATACTGTTTAACTGTATTTTGTCTGTAATACCTGCAAGGTGTAAACGGTTGCAGTTATTGACCGCTTGACCGCTTGATAAAGGCTTGCAACCGCCCTGCATAGTATAGGACTTAACAAACAGGCTTGCAAGCCAAGCAGGTGTATTACTTTTTACGCAACTAGCCAAAAAGTCTTTTTTGTTAAAGGTTGCAACGGCTTTACTTTTAGTGTCTGCTTTTACTGCTTTAGTAGTAGTAACGGCTTTACTTGTTGTTTTGTTTTGCTTTGACATAATATTTACCCTTTGTTTTATTTGTTATTGTTTATACTGTTTGTTTTGCCCTGCTTTTGCCCTTTGTCTTTTTGGTTACAATTTAGTGCGTATTATAATTATAGTGTATAAAATAACATAAAGCAAGCTTTTTATTAAAATATATATAAATTAATAAGCTTTTTTATGAGCCGAGGTCAAATAAACTGTATTCCCGTTCCTGCCCTGCTATTTGTTGGATTTCCCGTATTTTGTCTGTTCTTGTGGATTTTTGCATGTCAATAATAAAAATCCAAGAGTCCTGAATTCATTTTCCTAATGTCGCATAATCATAATCCACATGTTAAGTTAGTCTTCACTAACGAACGTCGCATAATCAATCCCATGTGATAAGTAGCAATCCGGCTCACATACATCTTTCTCTCATTCCCTCACTCATGGTACTTATGCTCCCCTCACTCCCCCTGTCTTTATGGAGCTCACGGAATTAACAATAAAAGACTCACTCATTTATGAGTTCATGTTCAATTCTTTGAATTCAGTATCATATTGACGTGTGTTCACTCATGGTATTGGGATTCAGTAAACAAAAATCCTCTCCCAGTGAGACGGAACTCGTGTAAATCAGACTTCATGTCCTATTTAATGGAGCTCAGCAAATTTTGACTAAAAACGCTCTTATTTAGATAAAATTACGTAATGCGAAATATGAGTCAAACAAAGCAAATAAGGAGTGAACTGTGTTACCCTCAAAAGGCAAGAATATTACCGCACCTAGCCATATAAGGACGTGCTCTGTTTGATATAGAATTCCATATCACGTTTCCCCTCAGGAGTTGAGTATGAATTCACAGTTTATGAGTGGAATTCACTGTTTTTCCTCACTTTATCTCAATTAATCAGGGTTTTTGCTTGAAATCAGTCTCTTTTTCAGTTCTTTTTGATGAAAGATTGTGGTAATAAAGGCTCATATTCACGTCGTGAACGAGTCATTTAAGCGGTCAAAAGGTGGCTCAATCAGTTCCTGGTGGAGTCGAGTTGTTTGTTCTGGTTCATCGTTCTAGCCCTCGAGATTAGAACAATAAAACATCTTTCTTAAAAAATGATGTTATGTTATTTGGTGATGGAGAAATTGGTAATCAACTCCCCCCTACCCCTGCCTAGATTTTACCCTATTACTTCCTTACCTTTCCTTACCTTTATAGGAATCTCTGTAGGGATTACACTATCTTCTTCTATACTTCTCTTCTTTAACGCAGTTTTTTACTCGACTCCAATACTACTATTTCCTCTAGCCTAGACCTACTCATTCAGAAGATTCTTTTCTACTCTGTGACCACGACCGTGAGTACACTACCCAAACAACTTAATATCATACAATCAACGCACATTCCCAACCACTCATCTTTTGACAATTCTTTCATGTCATTTGGATTTACACCAACCATTTCACATCTATAACAAATCATATCCTATTCCTTTAGTTGACTTAAATCAAAATTCATACACCAATTATTAAATTGTGATATACATTCCCTTATTTTATTCATTTCGTCAGTATAACTACTAATATCTACATAGACATCTTGCAATTTCCGTACTTCATTCTGTCCGAAGTTTTCCCACAGTCCTTTCTTTTTAGCTGTTGCAATCAACTTACGTTTTTTAGTGGCAATAGATATCTGTACCATGTTTACACTCATTATCTTACTCCCTTTATTTGTTGTTTATAATATAATATACACCTACGTGATTTTATTGTCAAACACTTATTCATTTTACCTATACTGTAGATTCAATAAATCAAATTACGCCATTGTCAATTTCTATATCACACTTACTGTATTTTTCTGTTCTACTTAATGGAGCTCACAATGTTTGTATTAAAAAAGCTATCAAGACTCAACCTTATTGTCAAATCCTGATAGCTCCAAAGGGGTTAATCTAATTGAAGTCTTCTATAAACTTCTTCATTTGTGCTGATGTATTCAACATGCCACCCATCTTCAACTGCATTCCCATCATCATTCCCGGATGTGTTCTTGTTTCGTCATGCTTAATTAAATCTGACATCATTGACTGGAATGCTCCATCTAAGTCATTATACTTAATGTATTCCAGCGCACGTTTCTTACAAAATTCCATGTGTTCAGCTCTAGTCATTTTTTCTTCCTCCGACTTTTATACTTATTTATCATGTGCATAGTAAATATTATTGCCGTTCCGGTTCCAAATAATAATATATCAGGTCTGTCTAATAACCAACTCATATCCTACTCCCTATGCAAATGACATCGCACTTATTAAAAAGTTTTCACTGTTAATCAAGACCGTACTACCACAATTAAATCGTATCATGTAAAAGGCACTCACTTTACCACCTTTCACTTTGTAATACCGCACCATGCTAATAATCAGCACTTTCCTGCCAGCATATTCAAGTATTTGTTTCACCAAGTTACACTTTTTGTGCTTTTTCAGCAGGTCGTCAATTACTCCATGACCACACTCACACTTTTTGTAACCCAACCAATTCAAAGCTCTGTCCATTCTAGCAGTATTGCTAACCATCGCAAACGTGCTACCTTTCGTATTACTGTTCCAGCTTCTTGTGCCCATTTTAAACCGCCCTTTGTTTATCCTGCATTAAGTTTCTTTACCTTACTTACTATACTTTAATATAAGCCTTTAGGATTGTTTACACAAGCCTTATTTTAAAAGTTTAAGGAGCTAGTAGATACATTCACCATCTAGGTCACGAACTTCCATCACACTACCGCCAGTTTTTCTTTCCAGTTCTGACACATAGCCTACAGCTTCTTGGTCGGTGTCGAACTCCAACTTAATGCTTTCACCACAGCTAAACGTGAATTTATAGTTCTTAGCCAACTTTAACCTCCCTGTTCTTCCCAATCAAAGTTTCCCAATTTGTGCTATTATTTGTTCATGTATCTTTTCAACTATTCTATTGCTTTTTGTATTTCTTATGTCTTGACTTGCTCGCACACGTTCCTTAAGTAGTTTGAGTTCTTCTTCTTTGTCTTCCACTTGCAGGTTTAATCGTCTGCAATATTGGGTTGTACTTCTTGCTATATCACGTGAACGCTTCCATAATTCTTTTGTTGTACACATTATCCAAGCTCCAATTTATTAAATCCAATACTAACAACACAATGGAATGTCATTCCCTCACTGCTTGACATAGCCAATACATCACCCATTGATGTGGAACGTTGACCAATCACCGGCTTCACGGTAAAATCGCTATTTTGCGAATTATGCCAACTTTTTTCAATGTTGTTTGTAAGCAAGTAAGCTTGATTAAGTGCTTGGTTCTCTGTGTACATATCACTGTCAAACTCTAACTTTGCTACACATTGAAAATCAGTTAAGTCTAATTTTGTCGGAACTGGTGCATGGTAAGGAGCCAGTCTGTTTCGGTGGTATACTAATACTTCACGCTTTTTCATTTCCAGACCCCCTTACTCATAGTCATTGGTTTTCGACTGTGGCGAAGTTCAGCTTTCTTATGGTGTGGTACAAACCACATCACCAAAAAACTTACTATCAACGCTATTGCTAAGTAACTCATGCTTTTCACCCTTTGTTCTTTATTACTTTGGCTCAACCTAGTGTTTTGCCTTTAATATAATATAAGCTGTCTTGAGTATAAGTGCAAGTTTTAAATCCGTTTACTATATAATGTTTAAGGAACGCTTTATACTGTTTCGAATTCAATATCTATATACTGGGATTCACAAAACCAAATTCTCCCTCCATCAATCCAAGTACTGTACTAATTCAAATCCAGCCAGATACTTATGGAGCTCACAGAAATACATAAAAAAGAAGCAAACATATTGTTATTTATGCTCACTTCTTTACAAAGGGGTCTAGTTCATGTACTGCTTTATTTTCAATCCTACTGTTTGTCTTTTGTTTTTTATTATAGTATTAACATATACCCTGTGATTTTATTGTCAACCGCTCGTTCGGTTTACTTTAGGCATTGTTCGACTCTTTTGTTAATATGCGGTCACCAGCATTCACGGTTATACATACATTGCTTTGGTAGAGCATATAACCATTTCCATAGTCTTCTCTACGTTCACTTACTTCGGCTGTAAATTTAAAGTCTTCATCTTCCCAGTCTATACTAGCTGTTACCATACACAGATGTTTGTTTCCCATTGTCTTTTGTTCCCTTGTTGGATATATTGTAAGTACACATGTTTTTGAATGGTCTTCTGTAATATCATACCTAACACCACATGCAGGACAAGTTATGAAAATCCTTTCGTTTACCATTGTCTTCCCCTTGTTGCTGTCAAGTTTGTTCTGAATTTATTTTGTAGTTTTCTCCACACAGGACAGCCTTTTTCGTCACAATGCCTATCATAATGTCCGTGTTTTTTGTGATTACATTGGTCTGTTTCACACTTGTCTAAATGCGTACAGTTTTTCTTAAATGTTGGAAAGCCTATTATCTTTAACATTATTTTTTCCTCTGCTGTTTATTGGAATGCTTAACAAAATCTTTTGCTAACCAAAACTTTTGCTTCCATGTACCATTTTTATTCATTACATTATATTTAATGTTTTCCTCAATCTGGGCTTTATACCCGACATAATATCCAATCCACCAAACAGTCGCAGACCAGATTAAAAATATTAATATAATAATTAAGATTTTATCTTTCATTATTTACATAACTCCTTTTTCTTGCGCCACTTTTTACAGGCTTTATCTTCAGTACTAACCATTGACCTATCTTCACATCTATCACACCAATAATAACCGCCATCATATATTATATATCTGCAAGTGAAGCAAGTATTATGTTCATGATTAGGACATACACCAATCTTATCGACTGGTTTATTCACATTGTTTTTTGTACAATGTATTGAATATTTACTATTAAGATACAACCATGCACGAAACTTACAATTTGCACACGACCTTTCAAAGTCTTGTTTTTTATATCCATCAATCATTTTTGTTGCTCCTTTTCAAATTCGACTTTTACCTTTTTCATAAAGTTTGTTTTACCTGTGCCACGTGGAGCACACACTATATGGAGCTCACCTTTTGCAAACTTCTTCACATCTATGTTGTCATAAAAACTTTTACTTCTTTTCTTCTTTCTCTTGTCGGCACAGCCACACGATTTTATATTTCCTGCTGTCACGTTATTCTTATGTAATACTATTGGTTTTCCACAATCACATCTAAACCACCAGTAAGGCACTTTCTTATAATATCTATTAAAACACATACCGGTGAGCATATTAAACCTTGTTCCCGTTATATCAATGGGCTCATTAAGACAACCACAAGATTTTGTGTGTCCGCTTTTCACATGACTAATATCTTTGATACTTCTCTTACCGCATTCACATCTAAACGACCAAAAGTGTTTCCAGTTCTTATTGGTCGTGCAGAAATTAATTGCAGTAAACATATTGAATTTGTCACCCTTTTTCATGTGTATATCTTAAGGTTTAATAAAGTTATTAGTTCTAAGCCTATTTGACTGCTCACAAGACACCATGTGAGCAAGTTTAGCCACATTTGCGGTACTAACTAAGGGTAAAAGCCTAGCCAATTCACACAGCACCTCTGGTATAGTAGGTTTTGTACTCCTAGTTATACTGCCTGTACTGGTAACTTTATCAGTAACTTCCTGCACTTCAAATATCCTAACAATTTTTCGTTTAAGTAGTTTGTAAAATTTAAGACCTATTCTAATAGGACAATTGGGCTCACCATCTCTAGTGGCAGTATGCCACCTGTTGATTTCTTTACCGCCTTGCGTTATTTGCATACGAAAATATAGCTGTCCAGTGTGGATACAGCGGTAATATGCTCCAGGTTGTTGACCGTGTTCATGTATAAATTCAACAACACGTCGGTTCGTCACTTTAGGCTTTATTGTTTTATTCATTTAATATTCCTTGACTTTTTGGTATGTCCATCTGTTTCTAACTTTACCGAAACGTTCCACGGACTTCCAAAACGCTTTAGCTTCCGCTATCATTTCGGCAGACGCAATTAGTTCGTCTTTTGTTGGCGCATTATCATCATCGTCTTCTTTGTGGAATTGCAACATGTTTTCGTCTTCCTGAATTTTATCAACTCCAGGAACACAAGTAAAATCATATTGACCGTTTTTCAGTTCACCATCTTCTTTACAGCGACCAACAAGTATTCCAACATCAGTTTCTTTAAGTAGTCTGACTCTAGCAAATCCATCCCATACTGCTGTGTAGACTGTATCAGTATTATATGTTCCGTTAATCAGCATTTTATTTTCCCTTGTTGCTGTTTATTGTAAAGTTAATATACCTTACCGTGAACAAACTGTAAAGGTTGTGTTCAATAAACCTTACAATGCTCGCAGTTGACTTTCTAAATCCCTTTTATTTTGTTTTGTTTCCGCTACAATTTCCATATATTCTTTTTTAACTTTCATTTTCTTTTCATTTTTTGATATATAAACAAGTTGTATTTTTCGCTTACTCCATTTTCTAGGCAGGTCTTTCATATTTCTAAGCGGACTTGCCTTTGCAGAACTACGATATCGCCAGCCCTTTCTGTCTGATTGATCAAAGGTTACAATCATATACTTTGCGTTTCTGACTTTCGACTCATAGTGTTTTACTTTATTGTCTGCAAACTTAATCAATTTATTGAGTCTTTTGACATCTGCTTTATACTTTAGACTCTCAACTGTTACCACTTTCAGACTATTTTCTTCAACTTCTTTAAGCTTTTCAATTTTAAGCTTTTCAGTTTCAAGTCGATGGACTTTGTATTTCAGTATAGATATTTCCTTTTTCATGCTTAACAATTCATTTATAACATCGACCTTTTCTTCCGCTCTGCATAAAAACACAAAGCACAACATAATCAAAACTAACATGTTTTTCATTGTTTGTCTCCTTTACTGGTTTTTAATACATGTCATCTAACAGCCAACAATCATTTTCCTTTCCAACTATTGACAGGTAGGACAAATCGGTTTTATTTCCTGTACTTGTACTTGCTTCACCGTTAGAACGCATTTCTACAATCTGACCATATTTGCAAAATTTGTTCTTACCCATTACTTTAATTGTTTCCCCTATTTTCATTAAGTGGTCGATTTCCACGTCTTCGATATCCATATTGGTATGCTTGGCAAATTTCTTTTTGTTTATTATTACAATGTATTCAGAAGTTTTCAAAGACTTCTTATCTCTTATGTCAAAGTAACTTTTCTTTATTAAGTGTCCTAAATCCATAGCAACAAACTTCTTCTGTGCTACCTTATTTGCATAACAATTCACATAACAGGCACTTTTATTCTTACGGTGAAACTTAGCCCATGATTGGATATCTTCTTTAAACTGTCTTTTTGACATTTTTGTTTTATGGCAGACATCACCCTCAGTAAACGTCATTGTTTCACGTGTCGTTGGATTAGCCCACGCTCCGTACATACTGTTATCTTCATTAGAATACAGGAGTACCCAACCTTTCAAAATTGTATTTATATTATCAAAGCGGTAACGATTTCCACCAATGTTATATTTTTCCTTTTTCATGCTTCCCCTTATCTGTGTAGCATTTCCATAAATGCTATCTGTACATTTGCAGTGGCTTCAACATCTCTACCGTATTTTTTGACTAGGTTTGTTTTTGCTTCTTCTTGATTCTTGGAATTTTCAATTATTTCCAACATGTCAGCTTCTTGCTCGTCGGTCGGTTTTTTCATGGCTATACCTTGTGTTACATTAAAACGCTCTTAAGCGCACAAAAGGGCAGGTTTTACCCTGCCCTATGTTTTGCACCGTTAAAAACTATGCGACTTCTTGCAGGGTAGCTACAACAATCGTAGCTTGCTTCTGCTTGCATGTCGCAAGGTATTTACGCAGACCATTCACGACTTCGACTTGCGACACTTTGTTCACTTTAGCGTATTTCGCGATAATGTCTTTCCAGTTTTCAGCTTTGGCTTTAGCAATTGACTTCCACACCCAACCCGAAAGCCTTGCGACATTTTCCTTAACGTAAGGCAAGTACATCGTGTGTTTGCCAAAAAATTCAGTACAGAACGTACCATCTTTTCCGTAGTACATACCGAACGAAGCCATAATCTGATAATTTTTGTTTCCCACGACACTTTCTTTTCGTGTGTGGCTAATCAGACCGAGAACGCTGGCGAAGACTTGCTTGTTCTTCTTCATAGTGGTAACGTCATAAACAGGACATTTCACCTTTGCGACATTTTCCAACAGCTTTGCTTGGAGCTCCGACTGTTTGTCTTTCGGTGCTTTTTTGTAAGCACTGGAATTGTGGATTGCCAGCAGGATTTTTGGGTCAGCTTTCACTGTTCCAGTTTTCGCTACTGCTTCCTGTTTTGCTCCGACAACTACGCTTTTCTTGCCCTTGTTTTTTTTAGACATTTCTGCCTCCTTGTTACTTGTTATTCAATTAGCAACCTCGTGTCGCTAACTCTGGTAATTGCTATTACCTTTTTATTTGTTGCTGTTAATAATATAGTACAAAATGAGTGTAGTGTCAAGCCTGTCTTCAACAAACATTTACTGGTTGTTTTCTGGTAGTGCCTGCCATTGTAAAATCGCATTGTACACCGTGTCTTCAGCATATTCTTTTAAACCATAACAGCATCTAAAAGGATTGTTGTTAATTCGTAGTACAAAGTCTTCGGGTTTATTCACGTCAAACCAAACCGCAACAGGTGTTCGACCAACATACGTTCCGTTATCGTTTATAACGTGATAGCCTGTCTTAAGTCTTAAGATATCGCCTTTGGTTGTCCATTCAAATTCGTAGTCAAATCCAGAACCTTTAATTTTGTCTTCAATAAGTTTCGCTAACTTATTGTCTTCAATGCTAACGTATTCGTATTTCATGTTGTTACCATTTGTTAATAATTTATTTATAAGGTAACATACAGGTGTGTGAGTGTATTGTAAAGCTTGCGTTCAACAAACTTTTATAGTAGTATTTCCCTAACCTTTTGCCAGCCACAAAAACCTCTAGGGTCTTTATCCTCAAAAACGTAATCAAACCATATTTTGCGACTAGGTTTGCCAAGTTTAAATATTTCAGGAAACATTTCTCCCAATCCGGAATAATGGTCATTAACTGCATCAAATTCAATACCGTGTAGTTTACAATGTTCAACTGCTTCGTCAAGGTAGTGTACAGTTCTATTTGTCCACAGTATAAAGATATATCCTGCTTTTTTTAAGTCGTGTATTGTTTCAAGTGCTTCAGGCATCCACTTACCTATGTTTGGAAAGTCGTCTTCTACCATAGTACCGTCAAAATCAAATGCTAAAATTTTATTCACTATTTTTTGCCTTGTGTAGAAAGTTAAAGAAACCTTTTATTACTACTAAAAACACTTTCGGTTCCATGAGCATAAGATGTTTTTCTAACTCACCCTTGTCGTAGTATGTACCACCGCAATCATGACAAACATCAAGCATTATTTTATTCACAACATAGGGTAACATCGCACCATTACATTTCGGGCAGAAATTATAAGCACTTCTCAATTCTTTTTGTCGTCGTTCTTTTAAAGCTTCGGCGTATTCTTCAAACCAAACATCTTCCATATCAAGAGGCTTATTGAGTTTTATTTTATCAAACTCATTTATGTCCAGAAAAACACCATCACATTCCGGACATTTATCAATTATCACACCTTTGAAAAGTGTGCGGTAGGTATCTTGAGTTTTACATTTAAAACATTTCAAATTAACTTTCCTATTTTAGTAATTCAAGCTCTTCATCTTTAAACCATGCTTCTGTGCTACCATTTCCAAAGTCAATTTCATAATCATCTATATTGTAAAATTCAAGTTCTTCAGTTTCATCAACGTCTTCGTCTTGCTCTTCTTCACCATAAGGTTCTCCACTAACTCGACTGATAACTCCAACTTTACCGCCAGCACTTCTGGAAACATTAATACATTGAACAATGTCTCCGACTTTGAATTTGCTTATATTTTTATATCGCTTTGACAACTGTCTAATTTCGTCTGTTATTACAACTGGCTTCCTATAGCGGATTACACACTTGTCTTCTTGTTCTTCAACTATAATTATTTTCAGACCATACACTGTACAAGTTCCACCTTTTGCGTTTATTTTTTGGCTTAATAATTCAGGAGCCTTATGGAGCTCTGGAAACGGTGAGTTTCTTTTGGCTCTTTCGTAGTCTTCTTGTTGTCTCTTGTCCTCGCCAGCAATCAATTCGTCAAATGTTTTTTCAGTCATTAAAATTTCATTAGGTCTTTGGCTATTATGTTCATTAAATCCATGTATTGCCTTTGCTATTTCTTCTAACATAAGTTTATTCCTTTGTTATTTTATTAAATTTCACTTTTATATGTTTATGCATCCTTTCAGCACCAAGTCTTTCTAATGGATTATCAAATCTTCTCATGAAATAAGTAGTCTTCATGTTTAACAATTTTTCTATTTGCATAGTACCGGTTATTGAATTAAAAAATGTTAGTCCATTAAATGAATCAATGTGTTTATTAAAATGTTTTCTTATGTTTGAACAGAAAACCATTGCACCAGTCAATTCTTCCGTACCTATTCCAAACAGACTCATTGGTTCTGGGTCAAAAGTTAAACGTAGAATCTTTTCAGCATTGGTCATATTCTATTCCTTTAGTATATATACTACAATGTTTTCTGTAATGTTGTTATCACTAGGTAATTCATTTTTCTTGTTATCATATACAGTTAACAAAAAGTAAAGTGTTTTCCCATTCTGCATGTGCTTAAATGCCATGCAAACAATTTCATTGGTCTTATTTGACATATCACAATAATTAACTTCAACACCGGAAAATCCAGACACATCAAATTTCGCAACGTGTTCGACTACCTTTTCCAATCGCTCATCCCATACAGTAAATAACCTATTTATTTTCTTAGCTTTATGTAGTTCCTGTAATTCTTTTTTAGTTATTTTTTCAATGCCGTGTATTGTTTCCATTTTATTCACCTATTTTTGGTAGACTTTTGGTGGATTAGTATATTTTTCAGCCATTTCACCAGCCGCATTATAACTACCAGCTTGGAGTTCTTTACCGTTCGCTTTTATAAAAAAGGGCTTATGTACATCCCACATCTTACCATCAATTTTCACCATCTTCATTTTACCTGTCCTCGTTGTAGTTTTTCCAATGTGTTTTCCATTTCTCGTTAATTGCTATAAAACACGCTTTCGTTGTTTGTCTTTTACATTCAGGTATAATACAAGTAATATAATGTTCAGGTACAATTGTTTCGGCATAGTATTCAACTGTGTTACCGCTTGCCCTTTCAGCCAAGTCCTTAAAATTAATCCAAACAGGTTCGCCGTACTTTAATATCAGAAAACTTCTTAATACCCGCATTGGGCTCGGTAATTGCTCAGTCATTTGTAACCTCCAAATCTAAGCTTCTAAGCCATGTGTCAATTCTTTTCATTTGATAAGCATTCACAGTCCACGCAGGTTCATAGCCTACTAAAGACAGACGGCAGAATCTGCCGTTAGCAGGTCTTTCTAAAATCGTTGACAAGCAGTATCGGCTAACAAACTGACCTCTAGCCCATTCACCTGCTTTCTGGTGTTTTGTGTCATAAAATTCAACGGTTGGAGCAGGTTTGTCATGTGTCAAACAATCTCTTAAACCATAAGTATCACCTTGCTGTAATACTCGCACATTAAACCTGCCAAATGTCTTCATTAAATCCATTGTCTTGCCCTTTGTTTTGTGGTTATTATAAGGTAAATATACAGCTACTTGAACAGGTTGTCTATAGCAATTTCCATAAACTTATTTCTTATGTTCAAGTAACCAAGAGTTTCCACCGCAATAATGTCTTTCACCGACACAAATTACTTTGTTAAGGTCTAGAGTTCTATATCTGTCTGTTACGACCATACCATTATTGATTTCTTTAACCTTTCCTAAACGTGTGAAGTTCTTTTCACGACGAATCTTTAACACATCTCCATAACTTACAATAATTGTATTAGGTATTTCACTTTCAACGTAGGTGTGTTTGGAGCTCTTGACAAATGCTTTCTTGTCAACCACTACAGGAAATCGCTTACTCATTTCTTAACCTCTTACTTTTACTTGTTCACGGACATCTCGTAATGTTTTAACTGTCCAATGTAAATCCAATTCCCCACCGTGTGTTATGATATCTGCAATGCTTATATATCCAAGCTCACTACATTGCATACAAGCTAATCCAAAAGCCTGTAGCTGGTCTTCACTTACATCACGTTCTGTAATGTACCAATCAAAGTCAGAAGTAAAATAGTGTAAGTGGACAATTGAATCTTCGCCCTTGTCGCCTTGTTCATAAGTTTTAGGCATGGTTTCAACAAGCTTTCCAAGTTCGGCAATTTTTTCTTTAAAAAATGTACCGTCAGAACCTGCAATACTTCCAAGCATCGTAAGCATTTGACCTTTACCAATAAATTTAAACAATAACTTGTTCATTTGTCCTACCCTTGCTCATAAGGCTACTTTGAATAGCCTTATGGCTGGTTTTGTGGTTTTGTACTGGTTAACTACTAACAAGCCTTTAAAATAGCTCGTACGGCTATCGTACTACTGTCCAATGTTCCCAAAAACCGTCAAGCGGTAAAGTGGGTTCAGTATTGTACAGTTCCATTGCCTGTTTTTCTGTGAAGCAATGCCTTTTCAGGTTATTCAGCGAATTATGCTTAATGGTAATTTCGTCGTCTGTAACCTTAATCACGGTTGCTTTAACACCATCTGCATTTTTTACTACATCACCGACTTTAACTTCTTCCATTGTATACTTCCTTGTTATGGGTTATTTATAATATAAGGTAACGCCCTTTGAGTGTTTTGTAAACCTTATTTTCCCTTTATAAATTTATAAGTAAATATGTACTTACCAGTTTTTTTATCCCAACTGGTGTCGATAATATCAAGCTCCTCTTTCTGATAATAATAATGGTCTCGGTCTCCAGGAACCCAACATTTAGTTATGATATCTTCACTTTTATCACAAGCTGTAATCCTTGACAAACAAGTTAATATATTAGGAATTACAAATCCTGCTGGTGTACTTACCTTACTCCGCAATACAAATTTCATTGATTCTTCTTTTGCAAGGCGGTACTTTTCAATACCAAAGTGTTCTATTAATTTAGCAACCTTTACAGGATAACTTTCTTGTATTTCTTCATTTTTTACTAACGGATACCAACCTGTTTTTTTAGTAGAATCTAACCAATGTTGACCACGCTCTGGATTTTCAGTAAAAAACACTTCAACCTTACTGCCGTTTTTGACAGCCTGTAAAAATTCACGTTTTTTTAATCCGTCTGCGGATAGCTCATTCATCTTCTTCGCCTCCCTTTTCTTGGTAACCGTAAAAGAATATTGCCTGTAGTGCTGTATCGTCAGCCAACATCACAGCTTTACCAGCATTATTATTATCTTCATCTAGAGCTTTAATCATTTTGTTTTGGTTCATGACAACAATTACATTATCGTCTTCATCTGTATCGGAATTATTTTCAATGTAATCTGCTATACTGTACTTTCCGTGAATATAATCTAACCATTGGAGCTCACCGTCGGCTAATTGATAAGAAATTTCACCCTTTTCCCATACTTCACTTAGAATGTCTTCGTTTCCAAGTATGTCTTCCGACTTATAAATTTTGTTAGGCATTATTCTCTCTCTTTTCTTTGTTAATGTCATCTAGCATCAATGACAAGATTACCTTTGTTAGCTATTCCAGCAAATGCTTTCTTAGTTTCTTTTTCATTTTTCATACCACAAGTAAAACAAATCCATTCACCGTTTTTTCCATAGGGTCGTAAATCACCTTTCTTGTTACAATACTCACAAATTTCATGGTTATTTCCTTTTATGACCGTTGTATGTTTAGCCATTTCTAAATACTCCTCGCTTCTTCTAAGTTATCGACTAAATCTGTGAAACCGTCTTTTGCTTCTTCTAAGTATTCTAAAGCAAATTCACATCTACATATCTTTTGTTTGTCTTTTAATCTTGCATGTCTTCTTTCTTCAATGTCAAAAAGATTTATTATGTCTTCTTGAATAATTTTCAGCTTGTTGATGTTTTTTGTAAGCTTTGCGTTTTCACAGATATTCATAATTAATTTCCTCGCAATATTATTCCGTCGTTGACTGCTCTTTCTACACTGTTCCAGCTAAACGGGATAGCCCTGCAAATCTCTTTTATCCACACGCTAGGATACTTTTGCTTTAATCCTGCGACTCTAGCTATATATTCTTTGTGGTCGTATTTAATCCGCACTATCATTTATACCGCCCTATATTATTTTTTAAAACTATACATAACATACTACAGTTTGAGTACTTTGTAAAGGCTGTATTCAATAAAACTATTTAACCCACTCCAGGTTATGTCTCCATATTTCCAAGTTCTCAATGTTTTTCATTACGGTTTCTTTGCCTGTGTTAGCATAGCCATCAGTAACCATGACGTATATCTTCTCGTCGTCGCATTCCACAAATTCTATCATACAATAACCACCGCCCTCATTATAGCGGTCGAGATGATATGTTTCAATGAACTGCTTTTCCATTTTGTCAGCCCATGTTTTGAAATCTTCTGCTTCACTATCCATTAATCGTCTTTCATGGTTTGTATTAAGGTAATCATTTTTCGGAAATTTTTCTGTCAATGGTACACACTCTTCATGTAACTTAACACAGAATTTATCCATTGCTTCTGCCAAGTCACGTTCAAGTTCATTTGTGTGACAAACTTCATAAAACAAGTTAAAAAATCTACCGCAATCCTGGCTGTTTTTAGTTCCATTATAAGGTTGCGCTATCTGTTGCCAAATGCAGACATAAAGTTCAATATTGGTAAGTACTTCAATGGTCTGACGTTTAAGTTTCATTGTCTTGTTGTCTTGATTGTACATTATCACCTTACTTAAAAACTCAAACCAAAGGCTTCGCATTTCAAACTTCCTTTGATGTTCAAGGTGGGGTGCAGTAAATTCTTCAACTCGTTCCATATTATCAAATCTGTGGAAAGCCATTACGATTTCTGTTCTGTT